CAGTCAAGGAATTATACCTGGAATGAACTTGCAGGTCAGTTATATATTGTAGAGTGGAATGAACTTGATGACCTATTAGCAATTCCTTATGCAAAATACCTCCTAAATAGATAAAAAAGTTGTATAAATGGCAGCAACAACCGCTACAAGTAATATAAGTCCTGTTGTAATAGGTAGTGGTAGAGGTAAATCTACCACATATATTGCCACTAAAGTCACAGGTCCTGTCAAAAATGCTGCTGGAGAAATTACATTCTCGTCAGACATAGTACAATATGATGATGCCTCTGGTGGTGGTGAAAAGACCATTGCATCAAGAGACTCTGCGACTGGAAAAATAACTTGGAACAGTAATGCATCTAATAGAACAAAATTAAATGCTAATAAATTCAAAAAAGCATCTAACAATCAGATGCTATCTATAGAGAAATCTCTTACATCAAATGCGTCAGAAAAAGTAGGTTTCAATAAAGCATCTGGTTCAGCAAACCAACAGATTTCTAGTGGGAATGGTAGTAGTGGTGATACTTCATCTTCTTCTGCAGGGAATAGTTCAGGTGGTGGCAGTCAAATATCTGGAGAAGGTGAAGGAAGAAAAAGTTATTCAAAAAGTCTTTGCTATCCAACAACACTGAGAAGAACTCAACAAGATACACTACGAATATCAGTCTTAAAACATAAACCCTCCACAATGAAAGGTCTTGGATTTGAAAAGAGAACTCCTGGAAAGGCTATAGGTGCTGTTACTCTTCCAATCCCAGGTGGAGTTGGCGATAAGAATGCAACAGCTTGGGGACAAGGAACTATGACTCCTGCTCAAATAGCAACATCAAATGCTGTTAAATCTTTCTTAACTAAAGGTGGTAAAGAAGCACTGGAGGAAGCAAAAGACTCACTAGGAGTTCTACAGGATAATCCAAAAGATGTAAAGACTGGTTTAGCTGCTATGTTTACTGAGAACTTAACAGGAGCAAAAGACATCCTTGCAAGAACAGAAGGAGCAGTAATGAATCCTAATATGGAATTACTTTTTAGTGGTCCTTCATTAAGATCATTTACTTTCAGTTGGAAATTAAGTCCCAGAGATGAAAGAGAAAGTATGACTATCATGAGAATCATTAGATTGTTTAAGCAATCTATGGCGGCCAAGACTACAAAGTCTCAACTGTTTTTAAAAGCACCTAACACATACAAGTTACAATTCGTCAGTCCTAATGGAATGAAAGGAACACATAGATTCCTACCAAAGGTAAAAGAATGTGCCATGATTGACTTTGGGGTTAACTATACTCCTGACGGAAGTTATATGACTTATGATAATAGTTCAATGGTTTCTTATGAAATGGCAATGTCTTTCCAAGAGATAGAACCAATATACAATAGTGATTATACAGAACTAGATGGTGACAGAGACCAATCAATAGGTTACTAAGATGCCAAAACCCTACTTCGAAAACCTACCAGATTTTGAGTACGTTAATCGTACTGATGATGGAAAGCGTATATCAGATTATACTACAGTTAAAAATCTCTTTAAGAGAGGAAAACTTAGAGAAGATATCTTCCAGAACACAACTTTCTTTGAGAAGTATCAAATAGAAGGTGATGATCGTCCAGATAATGTTGCAGATAAAGTCTATGGAGATTCATCTTTAGACTGGGTAGTACTTCTATCCAATAATATTATCAACATCTATGAAGAATGGCCTTTATCTCAGACAGGATGGGACGCATACCTTTTAGAAAAATATAACAACGACTATGATACCTTATATAATGGGGTTCATCACTACGAATCTAATGAAATTACAAACAGTCAAGATGTTGTAATCTTTCCTAGTGGTGTGCAAGTTGGTGCAGCACAAAGTGTAAGTTACTGGGACCAAGGAAGTGCTAAACAAGTTACTGTTAATCCAATATCAAAACCAGTTACTAACTATGAGTATGAAGATAAATTGAACAATGAAAAGAGAGGTATATATCTACTTAAAGCAAGTTATCTAAACATTGTCTTTGATGATACAGAAAAAATGATGAGATACAAAAAAGGATCTACTCAGTATGTGAGTAAATCCTTAAAACGTGCTGATAATATCAGACTATATGAGTAACTAACTTTCTGCTAGTTGCTGAAAGTATTTGTATGCATCATCTTCATCTGCACTTGCTGATGCTACCGGAGCAGCAGCGACTGCTTCTTCTGCCTTGCGAGTCTTGAAGTCAGGTGTGAATGAACCACGACCATCACTCTCATTCTCAAGTTCCTCATCTAAACGACGTGGAGCAGGACGACCCTGACCTAAGACATACTTAAGTCTCTTCTCAAGAACATCATATGTCTTGAATTGGTCTGCAGCAGTAACGGCAGTAAGAGAATACTCTTTCTTCCATAATGCTTCTAGTGCATCATCATCTTCAAGAAGTGGTGATATTGCATCGAACTCTGACTTGTCATAGTTCCAGTAACCATCCTTCTTAACAATCTTCAACTTAAAGTTTGCACCCTGCCAAAAATCAAATGGATTGATTGGACTTTCATCCTCAAATTCGGGTTGCATTGACTCCATTACCTTGTCAAAGATCTTCTTACCGTACTTAAACAGGAAGACCTTACCCTCATTTTGAGGATTAACTTGGTCTCTTACAACATAGATGTTGCTGTAATATGATAACTTACGCTTCTGTTTACGAACCGTATCCTTATCTGCTTCGTTGCCACTGTTCCATAGTTCCCTGTTATAATCAGAGACAGGATCTTTACCACCAGTAGTAGTTAAAGAGTTCTCAATATACCACCCACCAGGGCCTTGAAAGGCATGTGAGTATAGTTTTGCCCATGGAATGTCCTCGCCATCTGGTGATGGTAAGAAACGAATGACAGCATAACCGTTTCCGGTCTTGTCTAACTCTGGTTTCCAGAGACGCTCATCGGCACCCCCACCAGTAGTATTCATTTTCTCTACTTCTTTCACTAACTTTTGAGTCAGTGATCCAAGAGAGGATTGCTTTTTTAAATCAGCAAAAGACATTTAGATTACCTCGGATTTAATTAGATTTGGCTTTTGTTTGTACTTTGTTAGTCTAACAGTTCACTTAAATCATGTCAAGTTGTTTTTTCATAACGTCAACCATCTGAGACATTTGTCCAAAGATGAGATTCATATCCATAGTCTCAGGTAGACCCATCATTGCAGCAGACTTACGGATGTCCCCTAACATTTGCTTTGCTCCTGCATCATCCGATAAACTCAACCTCGCATAAAGAATCTTTTGTTTATCGATAAGTCTTTCCAGAAGTTCAATATGATAGATTTTATCCTCATCATTCATATAACCAAACTCCATGACATTACTGTAAACTTCTTCTTGAAGTTCACTAATCTCTGCCATTTCTGCTCTGACTATATCAGAATCAAAGAAACTCATTCACCACCCTCTTGCTCAACAACTTCAACTGTACCAGTTTCTGGTGCTGGTTCTGGGGTTGCTTGACTCTCTGCAATCTGTTGTAACACATCAATTGCACCAATGAGTTTGAGACGAGTCTCCTCATGAGTAACAAGTTGTGACTTCAGATTTGCAAGAACCTCTTCATTACTAAGAGCTGCCATGGATTACTACCTCCTTTAGAATTTTTTTAAACTTGAGTACATCTATATTTAGGAAGGGTTTATATTTTTTAACCCTCCTACTTACGGTTTCCCATACAGGATCTTTCAAATCTTTATCAAAGTTTTTACCGTACCCAAATATTCTATCACATATTACCATACTTTCCAAGCTTATGTGTCCACCCAAATACTTTCTCAATATAGGAGGGTGTCCTTTGCTACAATCAAATGCATCATCAACTTTAATATCTGCAAACAACTCTTGCACCTCTTCCTTAAAAACATAAGATAATGATTGAACTTTCTTCTGCCAATCTTTATACCTACCTTCTCCTTCCTTTATCATCTCTCCTATCCATAGCGACTCTGGGTCAGCACAGGATGCAAAGTTAGCAACGAAAAATTCTTCTACTTCCTTATCACTTTTCTG